TTTACATCATAAAATATACGTGGAATTGATACTAATTTCATAATAGCTTGCATAGTAGCAAGTATTCTATCAACTTCTTTTTGTAATGGAGATAATTCCTCAACAACAGATTGTCCCAACCAACCAATTACAGGTTCATTGTAATCTAGTTTGATTATTGGGAAATAATCTTTATCGTAATCTTCATCTACAAATGTTTGATTTTCAATAGCTATTACATGTCTACCATTTTTTAAATAAGTGTTTTTACACCATGCTTCAGCTATCATAATAGAAGGAGTATAAGTCATTGTATTTTGAGCTTGTCTTACTTCAATAACTTGTGAATCTTCAATTTGTTGTTTAAATTTAGGAAATAATTTGATTGCTACTGATTTAGGTATAATTTTTCTATGAATCATTTTATAAGGATCATTATAATATCCATCAGATGGATCTATAATAACCTCATTAGAATATACACGTTCAACTTTTAAATCGACTCCAGCTTTTTTATTTTCTGGGACTACTTTAATATATCCAACTCTATTAATCATAGCATCACGTTTAGCTAAATTAACTAAGTGTTTAATTTTATATTTGTTTTCAATACCACTTATAATATCATTAAGATTATTAGCAAGTTGTCTACCATGAGCATTACCTTTATTAGTAATAGCTTTTGGTATAATTTCTAAACTAGAAAGTTTAGCAACCAACGTATCTATCATAGCAGCAGTAAGATTTAATGATACTCTTGGAGCTGAACTACTTCCAAGTTGTTGAGTATTATCAATATCAGACATATATCCATATTGAGATATTTGACTATTTCCATTACCATTATATGCAGCTAATCCATAAAGATTACCTGTACTTATAGCCTTATTCATATTTCTATCATAGTCGGAGATCATAGCAAATAAAGTTTGATTAACCTTATTCTTTTCAGCTTCTGACCAATCTGGATAGCCTTGTAAATCTTTTTTAGCCACTGTTAATCCTTTGGTATAGTATAATAACAATTTCTAGCATTTTAACTGTTATAAATTATAAAAATGATGATATGTCATCAAAAAATGTATCACCTTTATGATTTTCTTGTCTTTTTTTGTCTTCTTTAATAACTTGAGCCATAAATTGACGTTCACGTTCTGCATCATCAATAGGTTTTAAAACTACAATCTTTTCAAGGTATTCTAATGTTTCTCTAAAGGCATATAATGTAGCGTCTAAATGGTCACATTTCGTACCTTCTAATTCTCTTGTATGACCCTCATTCCAGACTACTGCTTTCATTTCTTTTTGTAATTCGTTGGTTGTATTAGGGCACAATATTAATTCATCATTCAATAAAGCATCGTTAAATATTTCTATATAATCAGCTTTATTAGACTTTTGGGCTGCATCAATATAAATATGATATTTTTCAGCATATTCAGCAATAATAATTTTAGATGCTCCAGCAGGGTCACCTACTATTTTCATTGGTTTATATTTTTGTTTAAGTCTTATAAGATGTTGAGCTATTCCAGATACAGATAATTTAGATTCACCAAATGTTTCAAGTACATAAGCTTTAGGCATATCTTTACGCCAACCTATAACACTAAAAGCTGTTTGGTCATTAAATCCAAAGTCAATAGCAATAACAGTGCGCCATGATTCTATATTAAATGGTGTAATAGGATTATTTACAGTAAATGGCTTAATCATTAAAGCTTCTTCATCTGTAGCCCATTGACCTTTAAATTCTCTACGATATTTAGGATTTGCTTCAGTAGTTTTTTTTCTTTGTAAAAATAGTTTAGCGTCTTTATTCCATTGCTCAGCCATGTGTGGATTATCTAATGCTGTCCATCTATGATTATCCCAACCTTCTTCGAGATTAAGTTCTGTAATATCATAAAATAAACCCATACAATGCGCAGCAGGTGTACCTATTAACATGAGTTTACCTTGTAAGTCAGATAGACGTTGTATAATAATTTCATCAATAAGGTATTTTAATATATGTTGACGAAACGAAGCAGCTTCATCTATGATACAGAATAATAACTTAATACCACGAAATGATTCAATTTTAGCCATATTATTAGCACCAGCAATAAGAAGTTTAGACCCATTAGGAAATGTAACTTCATCAGCAGTAACTTTAGCTTCTGGACAATATTTAGATAGAAATTCTTTAAGTGGTGGAAAAAATATATCTGCAACAGATTTATCAGTTAATGCAAGATATAATCCTAATGAATTAGGTCTAGTAATAAGTTCTTGTATTGCAATAGCTGCACATACTTTAGTTTTACCAGCACGAGATGAACAAAGAGCAGTTATAAATCTTGATGGCGACAAAGCAAAAGCAAGCTGCTTATCAAACAACTCGCTATATACTGGTGCTATTTTGTATAACTGTTCAAGTTCATTCATATATTATTTTTCTTGTAAATCTTTTTCCCTAATACCATATAAAATATCAGTAGTTTCAATTACTTTAACGCCAAGTAATTTTTCAGCTTTACGGTTAAGTTGTTCTTTAAGTTTTGGATGTAAAATATAATGCAATTTACGTTTAAATAAATAAATTATTCTACGAATTCTACGTATTGAAGGTAATTGCATAAATTTATTAAACATAGTTATTTTCCTTTTTTAACTGTAGGTTTTGGCTCAATTATTTTAGGTTCAACAATAACTTCTTCTTGTTCTAGTACAATTTCTTTAATATTTGATAATGGTATTAATGTATTGTTTATTCTAATAACTTTTAATTCACCATCATATTTAATAGGATAGCTTTGGCCATTACTGTAAATTTTATCAAAAGTAAATGAACTATCCATCCCTAATGATTGAATTGGTTCTATAGTATATATTTTAAGTATTTTCACATTATTCTCCTGTGATTAAACTAATTATTGATTGATTTATAACATTAACTTTATTTTTAGCTTTTAATTTTAATATTTCTTTAGTTGCAAACGCTACTTTAATTTCTTTAGTACTATCTACAACCAACGGCATTAATAAATGCCTTTGAACACCTAAACCCCTATAAGAGTATTTAGTATATTGTAAAAATATATAATTTGTTTCAGAATCTGCAACTATATATCCTACAATATGATTGGAATCTGAGTTTAGGCAGGCTATAAAGATAGAATAATTTAATTTATGAAGTGATTGAATGATGAGATGATTAAGGTAGGTATAAATATCGGGGTGATTCCAACCTTTAAAAAATGACTCAGTGTATTTAGATAAGCATGATATAGAGCTTGATAAAATAAATATAAGATCGTCTTTTTCAACTTCTCTAACATTTACTTCTTCTTGTAAGCCCATACTATCTCCTGTGGTATTATACAGGCTATAGCATTCTAACTATACTAATCTTGTAAGTTATTGATATTAATGAATAACTACATCATACTTTGAATCATATTTAGTATTAATATTAGGGTCTTTTGGCGGTAATGTATTTGGTATATAAATACGTTTACCTGATTTAGGTTGAACTATTTGAAAGTGAATCCAAATCGGAGTCCAACGCATATCTTCAAAAAATATACCTAATTCAACAGCTTTTTCAAGATTGGCTAATACATATTTTCTTAATTCACCATTTTTATCTTGAATATCTATAGCTTCTCCTGTTGTATGTTTGCTAGATGGAGCACCACCAGCAGCTTTATTACTTGTTTGATCTCTCCAACCAGAAGTTACTACAATAGTACCTGTATAATCTTTAAGAAATTCATCAACTGCTTGAATTGTTTTAAATAAATTTAATTCAATAGTTTTATTATATTCTTTAGGATATAATTTATCTCTACCTTTTAAACATTCTTCTAATGTAATTTGACGAGCCATTAGCGATTACTCCATAATAAATAACTAGATAATACTATTGTTAAAACTGTACATACTAAAGTAATTGTAATCATATTTCGATCCTCCTATTAATACTATTAACTATTTTGATTGTTTTGTCAATTCAATTAATCTATTTTTAGCTGTTAAATTTACTGTCATAGTATTTCTATTATCGATTACAACTGATAATGAACTAATAATCTTATCTAATGCTTTAACACTTTGAAAAAAGGAACCTAATGTTAATGTACCAGCAAAGTATAATGGTAATAATAACATAAATGGTAATAATACAAATATTTGCCCTAATCCACCAGATAATAAAGTTAGTTTTTTAAGTTCTTTATTATATTTATGGTAAGTATCAACAGTTAAAATATAAGCTTTTAATGGAAATAATAACATACTTGAAAAGTTATGTCTTAAATAAGCTTCGGCTGATTCATATTCACTACGAGCCATTACAAGGGATTTACTAATCCATTTAGTTAATAGTGTACCTAGTATAACAGATACTAGTACAATTAAACCTGTCCACCAATTTGTTAATGTAGTAATAACACCTATAAATAAAGGTATTTTAACAGCAGCTTTAAAAAATGCAGTACCTAACTCAATATTAGTTTGACAATATTTTATTGTATCTTCTTGAATTCTTTGAGGTAATGTAGTTTCAGACCTAGTATCAACATTAAAATGTAATTTTTGAATTAATATAGTTCTCATTTTAACTTGTAATTTATTTAACTCATATGTTTCATAAGAGTCTAATAATACTGCAATTCCTGCTAAACCACAAAATATAGCAATAGCCTGCCAAGCTTCTGTTGGTTTATAATTTTGAATTGCATCATATAATTTACCATATATTTGATTAATATAATAAGATACTGTAATACCTAAACTAATTATAGTTATTGGTAATATAAAATCACGCTTTTTAGGTATTGTAAGTTTTAACATTTATTTAATATCTCCTAATAATTTATTAACTAGTTTATAAGTATCCTCACCACGAGGGTCAAAATAAGGTTCTAAATTTGTAAAGACTTTTACTTCATTTCTAATAGAAACAGTATTATTTGTTAATTCTTGTACAGCTTCAGACATACATTTTAATAATAATTGTTTTGATTCTTCAATTTTATCGATATCACATTCAATATACAACGCATCATGTAAGCTACAAACAATTGATAAACCTGCAAGACTTGCTTTAATATAACCTAATTGCATAATAGCAGCACCTCCAGCTTGACATGGAATGTTTTGTAATTGAGTTGGTCTACTATTTTCTTCTACAAAATAATACCAGCCATTGACAGGGGTTTTATAAAATCCATTGGATTTACATTGGTTATAGTGTTGTTCCACATAATCCCAATAAGTAGTATAATAATTTTTATGACCCTCAATAAATTTATTAGCTGCCTCAAACGCTCGTGTTGATACCAATACTTCATTTTTAATAAATTGTCCATCTTTAACAGTCCATATATCTAAAGTTGTTTTATCTTTATCATGTACCCAACCCATAGCTGTTTCTACTCGAAATGCCATAGATTTAACACCCATACCATAAATAATACCTAAGGATGTAGGTTTCATTAAATCACGTTCTTTAGGATGAGATTTTTTAGTAGCACCTTCTGGAGCAAATCCACATGCTATCGCATTAGTAATATAATGGTCCCCTTTATAAGAATCTAATAACTTTTTATCTTGGCTAAAATAACCAGCTAAAGCAATTTCTTGTTGCGACCAATCAGCAGATATAAAAGCTTTACCTTCTTTAGGTAATATACAATTTCTTAACCATGGAACTAAGTTTAAAATAAATCCTAGGGCTGGCTTTGGACTCGATCTACCGCTTTTTTGATTATAAGGAAATGGTGGAGTGCGAATATAGCCATCTTTTGTTAATAAAGATGATAAATCAGTTGAATTTAATTGTTTGATAGTATTTCTACCATAATATATAGATTCTAATAAAACTTTATTATCTGATAAAAACTCATCAACCATTAAAAACTTTTCAAATGTGTCTTCACGTACTGATACACGAATCTTTTTAAGTTTATTATTTTTATCAACATCACCGTCATTGGATGTTTTATCCCATATTTGGTAAAGTCCATATTGTTTTAAATAGGCTTCAAATGCTTCAATATTAAAACTTAATTCATCAGGGCGTTTTTTAACTTTAGCTCTATAAATAGGAAAACCTGTTTTATTATTAACTTCTTTCATTATATTAAGTTTAATTAGTTCTCTATTATTAAATACTTTTGTAATCATATTAACATCCATAGGAAAACCATTGGAATTATAATATTGATAAGCACATTCTAATGCAAATTGAGATCTAAATAAAATTTCTTCATATTGAATACCATATTGATTCCAAAGAACTTTTAATTTATCTAAAAGTAAAGGTAATACATTTACATCAGCTATGTTATATTGTTCAATTTGTTGCCATTCTTGTTCAGTATATGTACCATTTCCATTTAGTATTATTTCAATAGGGTCTTTATTCATATCAAATGGGTATGGTATGTCAAATACTTTTAAAGCCCCATATTTTAAACTTGTTTTATCACTATAATAATCAGGATGTGTTAACATAAACATTTTAGATTCAGTCCATAAATCTATCCATTCAAATGAACGAATTGTAGTTATATCAACACCTAATCTTAATAATGTAGTAATTTCTGCTACTATGTTATAGGCAATAAGTTTAGTGCCTTTAGGAAATGAATAAATTAAATCTACTATTGCTGTTTTACTTTTAAGGAATAAGGCTTCATGATTGTTTATTTTAAATGAGGCGCATATAGTTATTTGAGAGCTTCTATCTTGAGATTCAATATATTCCGCATCAAAGTACACTTTCATAATTTATTCCTTTAACAATTCTTCTTCAGTAGGAAATTTTTCTAAAGTTTCTTGAATTTTATAAGCTAACTCTTTTAATAAATATGCTTCTTTAGGGGATAATATGCTTTGATTTGAATCTTTTGCTACATTATAAAGCAATATTTCTATTTCATAATGTACTTCATTTAATTCATTAAGAAAATTATTTAAATCTATTTTTGTAACTGTCATTTTATATCTCCTCCAGATATTATTTTAAGTACCTTATCATCACCATGGCGTTTAATCAACCTAAATAACATGTGTAGATTAGCGGCTGCATGTGCAAGATGATGCAAATTAGAGTCCGTAGCATGTGTTTCCCCTGTTTGATAAGCTAATAAATGACGTTGTAAAGCATCCCAAATTTCACCAGATGCTTCATCAGTCATAGTTCTAAAATTGTCAATACCGTGTTTATTTTGACCAAATCTAAATACTTTAGCAGTTTCTAATGTAAAATCAGGATTTAAAGCACGTGGATGAGGTTTAGTTGATAAATCACCTTTACCTTCAATACCAGCAATTTTATTGGCAATTCTATTAACTATTGGCTCAATTTCAGGTCTACTATTACGTGTTTTTAATTCATTAACAATATCTTCTTGAGTTTGTATTTGATTTTTTAATGCAAGTTGATGAGATTCTTTTAAAGTAAGTGGGTTAGATTCAACAATAATATCTTTTGAAAAAGTCATTTGACTTTCTGTTATTAAATTATTGTATTCTTTTAAAGTCATTTGTTTACCATTTACTGTAACTGTCATATTAATACCCCAAATAACCAGTTTGTTCATCTTCTAATGATTCTAAATAAGATTTGGCTTGTTCACGCATTTTAGCCATAATAGACGTTTCATCATTAGCTTTAGGTTCTTCAATTACTGTATTAGCTGCTGTAATATTTTCTATAAATAAATGAGGAGCAACTACATATAATTGTTGAGGACTCATGCGCATTAACATAGCTTCATATGTTATTTTATCCATTTGTTTTTTAGACAATTGTAATTCCATTATTGTTTTACCTTTGATAATATTTTTTCAGTTAAATCTATATTAACTATATTAAAATTTGTATCTATACATTTAACTGTTATGGATTTAATATAAAGTTTGTCTTGTATAATTCTAAAAGCCCAATTTAATGTTTCTGTTTTACTATGTCTTGTACAAGTTTGTTTAAAACCCTCTTGTGTCACATATGAATTATTAAAATAACTTTCCCCCGATGCACCGCCTACATAAGTAACTTTATATTCTGCCGTATATTCAATTTGAGTAGCAAACGCTACTGTTGAATTTAAAAATAAACAATATAATAGTTTTTTCATTAAAACTTTACCCCCAAGGTTACCATTACTGTTCCATCCATAAATACAGAACCAGTAACAAATGAATTTAAAATACCAGTATCTCCATATACTTGAACCCCAAAATTCTTTTCTGTAGGTATTTCTATATTTAATATATCAGATTTCCAAGCTAGTGCAACACCTATATTTTTAGGGTTTGTAATTTCTTTAGTTACAGTTTTTTCATCTTTTTTATCAATAGAATCAATTTTAGATCTATCTTGTTCTTTAATAACTTCAGTAACTGTACCATCTTTATTAATAACCCTATCAATAACCCTATCTACATTTACTTGATCATGTATTGTTTTAGTTTCTATTTTAGTTACAGTTTCAGTTTTAATTTTAGTAGGACTTAAAAAATGATCAACTGTTGCCCCTAAAGCTACTAATCCTATTGTTCCAAGTACTATTACTTTACTATTAATTTCCATTTTTGGTACCCCTTAAAGTAGTTTTCCTACCCATTTGCCTTTTTCATTAAGAATCATAGGTATAAATCTTGGTTGTCCATTTATAATTATACCACAACCTAATATTGGTTTGTTTTTAAATGCTCTACCATATTCAAAAGCATAAGCTTTATGATCTATAAGACATCCTAAATTAAAACCCCAAACAAGTCTACGTCTATTTGCAATATAATTAATACCAGCAGATGAATGAAAATGACCATATACTACAGGTGTTTCATATTCATATGTTAAGATTTCTGTAGCTGTAGCTGCTGTACATTTAGTAGTATGGCCATGTAAGTAAGTTACACCATCATATTTAAAATCATATTCTAGTTCAATAGTTTTAGGTAATCTATAAAATTCTTTCATAGTTTTTAATGCAAAATCAGGTATATTTGCCTCATCTGCACGTTTAAAAATTCTTTCATCATGGTTACCTATTACTATTTTAATAGGTGTTTTACCAAATATAGCAAAAAACTCTTCATGTAAAAAATCTACAGCTAAATCATATTCTTCTTTTGCACTTTTAGCTTTAGTAGTTTTACCCCAAGCATTAGCAAAATATTGATCAAGCAAATCCCCTATTTGTATAACTACATCAGGTTTATATAATTTATAAATAGATGTTAAAAAAGGTATTGTATCCTCATGTGTGAATGGAACTTGCATATCACCAATAGCCATTATTTTCATTACCAAGACCCCATATAATCTGTTTCTTTGTCGTTATACCATCCAATAAATTCTTCCATTAATTGATTAACTGAATTTATAACAAATACTGTAATACCACAAGCTCTTAATTCAGCATGCCAATTTATTTGCTCTTGCGACAAGATCCCTCCGTGTGATTTTTTATATTCAATAAGTACAAATCGTTTAGTTTCTTTTGCAAAAGGATTCATTACTATAGTGTCAGGAAAGCCTTTAATTGGGTTAGATGCTAATTTACCCATACCTACAGGTATACCCCCCAAATAAACCGTTCTAGACACATATCCTTTGATTTTAAGCCATGCAATACATTCAGCTTTAACTTTATCTTCAGATTGTTTAATTTCTGAAGTAGTTTTAATTTTAATAAGATTTTTTTTAGGCTGTATATATTTTGTTTTATCTGATGTATCTTGTTTAAAATATTCATCAGCAGTAAATTCTGGGATACTATTAAGTTTTGATTTTCTTTTATCTATTTGTTTTCTTAAATGTTGACATAATCCTTCAGGATCTTGGTCACATACACAATTTGCACAAGTCATTCTATTACCTCATCAATTAAACCATATTCTAATGCTTGTTCTGCACTAAACCAATGATCCAATTCTACACCAGTTTTTTTCCAAAAATTATAATCTTTTTTAGTCCTAGATGCTAACCATTTACACATACGAATGTCTAATGCTTCCATAGCTTTTACATAATTTTTATTATGAGAATGTCTACCATCGGAGTCATAGGAATCTTCATGGTGCATTAATATAGTTAATATTCCAGAAGTTCTATGATGCCCTGCTGCTAATATAAATATACCCAT